AATCATGTTGCCGGCGAATACCGGCACGGGGGTTCGAATCCCCCTCTCTCCGCCATAAAGGCAGAGCCTATCGAATAAGATAGGCTCTTTTATTTTGTAAATATACAAGTTAAAATCTCTTTGCAACACATTTCTGACGACACTTTGACGACACTTTGTTTTTGCAAATAAAAAAAAGAGCGGTCATTCCGCTCTTAATTTTTATGCTCTTTTGGTCATTCTTATTGATTTCAAAAATTCTTTTACTTTTTCGTACTCCGTATCGGTCATTTTGACGGAACGCACTCGGGCATCCGGCGGTAACCGTCTTTTTGCTCCTGACCCTTTACGCCTGCCTCCCCAGTTTGGGGAGGTGTTCTTTTTTGTCGTTTCTTCCAAGCTTATTCCTCCCATGCTTCAACAAGTTCGATTCTGTCCGGGGTTTGCCAATTGCAGTAATCATCTTCGTCCAATCCTTCAATTTCTTCGATAGGGTATGACTTCCAGATAATTTCATAGATGTTTCTGTCGTCATCTTCTGCCCTTGCCGTGTATTCGTAGTAGTCATCATATTCATCGGAGAGATAAGCCATTTGTTGGAGATAATATTTTTTGCCTTCAAATTCCATTTCATCGTAGAGGTCAAGTTCTTCAATGAAGAAATATTTTTTTATTTTGTCCCGGACTTCTTCTTTTCTCCAATCGATATCTTCAATTTTTTCTGCACCGAAATCGGCTAAGAAGTTCTTGAGGTCATCTTGAGACCACTCACCGAGAGAAATTTTTCTTTCTACTTCACTTCTGATTGCTTCTGTGTTTTCCATTTTGATTTCCTCCTTGTGGATAAAATAACTTGTTTTGGACTCTAGTCCTTTCTTGATTATAGTATAGTCTAATCAAGTTGAACTGTCAATACTTTTTCAAGAAATTTATTATAATTATTTTTTATAACTGGCAATAGAAAAAGAGCAGAGATTTCTCTCTGCTCAATTCCCGCAATTATCATTATTGCAATGATAGTCGCATTTTCCAAGTTTTTTTAATCCACAGGGTTTCCCCTGACAATCAGAAAATTTCTTTCCTGATGTCTTTATTATATCATTGATTTATAAAGTTGCAAGTATCTAAAAAAATCAGTATTTATCGGCACTTGTGATTTCGCAACCTGCTTTTTCAAAGGTCATTTCATCGTCAATATTCCCAGTCCAATGGAAACTGCTATCCATAGATTTCTTTGCCGTGTCTTTACTCTAATCTTGTGTTCTACTTCTTTTTCGTACGTTTTTAACGATTGATTGGCACTCTGCAATGATTTCTGCGTCTCCTTGTTCAATTCCTGCGATTTCTTTATTTGTTCGTTCGCTATCTTTAATTGCTTCTCTGCTTCTTGTAACTGCTTTTCCTGCTTCATTAAGAGTGTTTGCTTGCTCCTGTTGTGTTCTTCTAGCGTTATCAAGTTCTGTTCTAAGCGGTTCAGCTCGCTTTCGTATATCGTGTATGCTCGTTCTGCCTGAACAAAGGAAAAACACGGCAGTGATAAAAACAGCGATAAACACGAATAAAACAATAGTTTCTTTGCGGTCATTCATGTGTTCTCCTTATACCACTCCGCTTTTCCTCTGATTAAATCTCCACCCGGCACTAGCACGCCGCCATTGCTGTAATCCGGTAAGTACAGCAGATCCCAACGCATATCAGGCTCTCCGCTACTGACACCATATCCGTCAATTTCCGCAATTTCTGCATGAGTATATACATCGTCTGCAGTCAATCCGAGTATTTCCTCTGCTTTTGCAGTCAGCATCGCCATCGCTTCAATCTGCGCTGCCGTCGGCGGTTCGTCCCCTAAGTCAATTCCGTCAGGCGAATCATAATAGCAAACCGCGTCTTTGCAGCAGGCCATTGCGATACCGATTGACCGGCTGTTTCTGCGCCAAGTGTGTGCAAGTCTTTCGGTAAAATCCTCATGCAAGGCGTGATACTCTCCGTCACGATCTATTACGACTGTATAATCCGGCAGATTGACTACACTCCCGTCACAGCCTGTCCAGTGTTCATAAATTCGGTCAATGCCTCCCACAGCATTCTTCAGCAATACTTCAATTTCTTTTAACGTCATTTTATTTTTGTCTCCGTTTAATCAAATCAATCAATCCGTGTACGCTTGATACCCCCGAAGCATCGAGATTTTCGATAATAGAGAGTAATTCCGTTACAGCCAAATAGCCTATAGCAAGTCCCATAAATTCTCCGGATTTCCCACATGTAACCAGTATTTTGTCAACGGCTCCGCCGCCAATGGCCAGCAAGATATAGACCCCCATTTTTCCCGCAAATTGGGTTTTCATCGCATTGGAGTTAATAATTCCTACTCTGTGTGCCGCCGGTATCCCGCGTACCGCATCAAGGAACTGTATATTGTCTTTTTCGCCTTGATTCTGAATATATTCGTAACTTAGGGCAACCCACTTAGTGAACAAATCCAAGAACACTATGAACGTAAACAGGGAAAATAATTGGGCGTGCATTTGCACTATTAAAAAAACTCCCGAAAGCGGAAGTTTAATTTCCCAGTGTGCAATTAATTTTTCGATTGCTTTTTCTGCATAATTCAATAAATTTTGAAAATCCATTATTTCCCCTTTCTTTACGGTTTCTTTTTCGTTTTTTCACTCGGCGTGTTATACTGTCCTTTTTCTTCTTTTTCTGCTTCCACCATAGCATCAATAATGGCGTTGTGCGGACAATCTTCCCAAGGACAGCGGCCATCATCGTCCAAAAGGTTCCCACAGTATTCGCAAAATTCCATGATTTAACCCTCCTATGCGTTTTTAATCTCAGCCGCCATATTGGCGAGTGTGGTTTTATACTGGCTGTCAATTTTCGAGGTATCAGCGCCCAGCATAGCCGCTTTTACCCTAGCGTCTACAAGGCTATCAAGCTGTGGCTGGTATTTAGCCTTGATGGTAGCAATAGCAGATGCTTTCTTTTCTGCAGCAGTTTGTTCCGGTGCTACATATGCTGCAGGTTTTCCGTCTTCGCCTCGGATATATTCACCACTCACATATTTGTCATAGTCTTCTGCCGTAATGATTTCTACAACAGCCGCATCTCTAAAGAGCTTCTTCCCTTCTTCCAGCAGCTTCTGGACTCTTTCAGTGTTTTTGTCTTTTGTGGGATTGAAGTCACAGATGACGGATCCCACACGCTTGCCGGCGTCATCAAAGCCGGCGCAATAATAATCTACATTGGTTGCACTCATGTTTTTGCCTCCTACAATAAAATCGAGGTGATTAAATATGCGTAATCCTAATGGATACGGTTGTATCAAAAAATTATCCGGTCAGCGCCGGAGGCCCTTTGCATTTGTAGTGTCTGAGAATGGTAAGCAAAGAATTATAGAGTACTTTACTAACCAAGCAGACGCTCAGATCTTTCAGGCTGATTATAACAAGGTCCATCTTCATCACGTCCTTCCAGGTCATCAGGTCACATTAGCAGAGCTATATCATAGATGGCTACCAGCACATATAGCGGATACAGATCCATCTGATTCGGCTCTTGCCAGCTATGCCAATTCGTTTAAGCATCTGTCGTGCCTCCAGTACGAACCACTCCAAAATCTGAAATATATGGACTACCAGCGAGTTATTGATGGCATGCGAAAGAGCGGGCTATCTTACAGCTCGTGCAAAAAGGTCCGCTCTTTGATTTCGTTACTAGAAAAATATGCTAACAAAATTGAACTCACCAATAAAAGCTATGCTCCCCTACTGTCTATCGGGAAAAATAAAGCCATCCGCCCGCACAAACCGTTTAGCCGGCAAAAGATTAACCGGTTATGGAAGAACATTGATGCGGCCAACGTTGATACTGTGCTGATATTGCTCTATACGGGTATGAGAGTCGGAGAAATGCTGGCTCTGCAAAAGAGTGATGTCAATATGAGGCAGCATTACATCCGTATCACCAAGAGCAAAACGGCTGCTGGCATCAGAGTCATCCCCATCCATAGCCGTATAATGCCGCTTGTGGTATGCCGGATGGATTCACCCGGAACCGCTCTGATTACTGATGCAAGCGGAAGGCCCTATGACTACAGCCGTTATTGCATCGCATGGCGTGCAGTCATGCTGATCATCAACGCTGCCGGACACACAACACATGATTGTCGTCATACCGTAGCTACTTTGCTAGATAATGCCGGTGCCAACGAAACTGCAAAGCGAAGGATTCTAGGCCACGCCGGCGGTGATGTCACCGAAAGAGTTTATACGCATAAAAACATCCGTCAGCTCCGGAAATGTATTGAGCTATTAAAATAATGTTACTAATGCGATACTGTGGACCATGTGGCAACCACGATTTCACTATATATTTTGTGATTTCGTGGTTGTTACTACTGTTTCCAGCAAATCTGATGAAAATACGGTTATTTTAGCGTTTCTGATTCTCCGGAAATGCTCCCAACCAGCGTAAATGTTGAATTACAACAAAAGCAAATCTTCCCATAAACCGTGTTTATTCCGCATAATGCTCACCTGCGGCAATAACCTGTATACAGTGGATAAATCGGAAATATACAGCGGCTGCTATTGTCAGGCCGTGTTATCTCTCTTCGTATATAACCAAGGCGGTAACAGAGGTGTTGGCGTCGGACTTAACGGCCTTAAAAAAATTAAAGACGGTGAACCACTTTCCGGCGGCGGCGTTTCCGCAAGAGATTTCGATAACAGCCTTATAAACGATGACGATGACGATGATATTTTTTAAGGAGTAAACGCTATGGCTACACTGGCAATTGACTTAGAAACTTACAGCGACAACGATATCAAATACGGTGTCTACAAGTATGTAGATACGCCACAATTTGAAATCTTATTGCTTGGATATAGTTTCGACGATGAGCCTGTGCAGGTAGCGGATCTAACCAAAGAGAAGATGCCTGCACGAGTGTTGCAGGCTCTTTTCAATGGCGCTATCACGAAAACGGCATTCAATGCAAATTTTGAAATTACCTGTCTTAAAAAATTTTATCCCGATATGCCTGCTGAGCAATGGGAGTGTACCAGTATATTGGCTTTATATAATTCACTACCGACAGGTTTGGCCAACGTGGCCAAGATTCTGAAATTGGCAGATGACAAACAAAAAGATACTCGCGGTAAAGCACTGATTAATTACTTTTCCAAGCCTTGCCGACCGACAAAAACAAACGGCGGGCGGACAAGAAATCTTCCGGAGCATAACCCGGAAGCTTGGGAAACGTATATCGAATATAACCGCCAAGACGTGGTGGTGGAAAAAGAAATCAGAAAAAAATTAATCGACTTGAAACCGCCGGAAATTGAACACAAATACTGGCTTATGGATCAAGAGATTAACAGCCGTGGCGCGCGTATCAATGAAAAGCTGGTCAATAACGCAATTCGTATGAACCGGGAACAGCAGAAAGAACTGCTTGCAAAGGCAAAAGAACTGACGGGACTCGAAAATCCTAACAGCCCCGGTCAGTTAAAAAGATGGGTAGAAGACAGGCTTGGGGAGACCGTCGAATCTATCGATAAAAAAGCGATTGCAGAACTCTTGAAGAAAGACATTCCGGAAGATGTCAGAAAAATGCTCGGAATGAGGCAGCAGCTCGGAAAGACATCTATCAAGAAGTATGAGGCTATGCAGCAGGCGCTGACTTCTGATGGGCGTGTACATGGTATGTTTCAATTCTACGGCGCGATGCGGACAGGAAGATGGGCCGGACGCATAGTACAGCTGCACAATCTGCCGAGAAATAACATGGAATCCAAAGAGCTGGATATTGCTCGTGCTTTTGTCAAAAACGGGGATCTCGAAATGATGGAACTTTGCTATGAAAACGTGCCGGATACGCTATCACAACTTGTCCGGACGGCAATCACGGCAACCCCGGGATATCGGTTTATTGTTGATGACTTTTCGGCCATTGAGGCCCGTGTTATAGCTTGGCTGGCAGGGGAGAAATGGCGGCAAGACGTATTCGCAGAAGGCGGGGATATCTATTGTGCTTCCGCCTCAGCTATGTTCGGTGTTCCCGTGGTCAAGCACGGTGTAAACGGGCATTTACGTCAGAAAGGAAAAATTGCGGAACTGGCACTCGGCTATGGCGGTTCTGTCGGCGCATTAAAGCAAATGGGCGCAGATAAAATGGGACTGTCCGATACAGAGTTGCAAGAAATTGTAGTTAAATGGCGCGATGCTTCTCCGGCAATTACAAAACTTTGGTGGGATGTAGACAATGCAGCTAAAAATGCAATCAAAACCGGCGGTACAGTCAAAATCAAGCAAGGTTCGCTCGCATTTAAGAGAAAGCATGGGGCTTTATTCATCGAACTCCCGTCAGGCAGACATCTCGTCTATATAAAACCCGAGATAGGAGAAAACCGCTTCGGGGGAGAATCTATTTTGTATCAAGGTATGGAACAAGGCAGCCGAAAATGGGGAAGATTGGAAACCTACGGCGGTAAATTGGTGGAAAACATTGTACAGGCGATAGCCCGTGACTGCTTAGCGGCCGCAATGCTGAGGCTCAAAGAAGCTGGATATAAAATCATTATGCACATTCATGATGAAGTTGTTATGGAAGTTCCGGACGGCAAAGGCAGTCTGGGAGAAGTCACAAAAATTATGTCAAAAAACGAACCGTGGGAAACCGGACTGATAAAAACGGCAGACGGTTTCGAGGGTCAGTATTATATGAAAGATTGATGAGGTACTAAAAATGAACAAGTCGCAGATGGAACAGCAAGTTAAAATTGCAAAAGAAGGCATTGAAGTACTGGATAAGTGGGCAGAAACACTGGATGCCGAAGTGTTGGCAAAAAGGAAAGAAGAGATAGAAAAAGCAAAAAACTACTGTAAAGATTGCTTAGAAGCATCCCAAATTATCGTTGAAGCCATAGAGGCAACCGAACCAAAGAAAGAAGTCAAGAAAGAAGAGCCGAAGAAAGAGGAACCGAAGAAAGAAGAAAAACCGAAACGGAGAAAGACACCTGCTAAAAAGAAAGAAGAACCCGTTGCAGAATCTTGCCCGCCGGCTACTGAGAAAACTCCGGAATCAGACAATTTAGACGATTTGTTTTGAGGCCTGCTATGAAACGGATTAATACATATAGAAATGAGAAGTTGTTTGAAGTAATAAGACAATATTTTGACGGGAATAAATTCGTAAGGTACCCGACATATAGGGATCAGGAAGTACTTCAAATTCATACCTCTTGCGGGCATGCATTTACCTGCCGGTGGAAATTGCGCAATTGTATGGGAGGCGTTGCCGATGACGGCAGTTGTTATATCTGCCCGAAATGTGGGAAGGCATTAGCCAAAAATACTTATGACACTCCTTGGTACGATTACCCCGATGCGGAAGATAATTATGCGCAAGTTCCCTATAAAATCATTCTTCAAATCAAAGAATATAAGAATTTTTTAGATGTGGTCATTCACACGATAAACGCTGAAATCACAGGGCCTATAGACGTAGAACTCCATAAATATAAAAAATACAGTATACGATTTGATTTCAAAGCCGGGAAAACCTACTTTGCGACTTTTGAGAAACGTAAAAAAAGCACAAAGGAGCTTTGGCCTTTCAGGCTCGCGGAAAGCCAAATAGAAAACGACGCCACAAAGATTGATATCAGGCGCACACCTTTAAATTACTTAAATTTAGCAAGCAGTATTCATTTTGAAGAGAGAAAATCACTGGATGCGTTCTATTTGGATATAGTTCATCTTTTTGAAAAGAAACTGTCTGAATCTGTAGGATATAAGGTGAAATCGGCCTATACCGCCACAAATATGCAAACAGGCGGTGCGCTTAATGACGGCTTTTCAAACATGGCGTGGAGAATGATGTATCCGGATGCCCGCAATTTAAAAACCGACGATTATAAGCATTGTATTGATGATAAAGATCCTTTAATGCAAATCATGAACGATGGCGGCCGCAAGACATTCTTACGTGCTGTTAAAGACGCCTATCGTCTTCCGGACAAAAAAGGATTGGATAAACGACTTGCCGGCTGCTCTTTTTCGGTGTTCCCGATTATCAAGAAAGCATGGCCTGTTTTTCATGAAATATCCAATAAGTATGAACTCATAGACAAGTTGACAGCGTATTACAAGAAAGAATACTGCGACAGAATGGTTCTCACTCGAATTATGCAATCTCTTCGGCTTATCAAGCATTTGCGCGGGGAACCCTGCGCCTTGAATTTGCTGAGAACTGAAAGCAAGTTTGAACTGGTCGACATCTATTTGATTTATAAAGGCCTGCAAAAGGACTTAATATACAAATTCATACACATAAGACCGCGTGGCCGGGATATTCACAATACGCTCTATAAACTGAAATACTTGCAGAACCATAAAAACATCCGCATTAAATATCGACCGAAAGCAGATTTTTTATTGACTGGTAAAGTAGATGATTTAGTGTTTTCACTTCCGCCGGATACGGATCAATTGATTCATTTAGGAAATGCTATGCACAATTGCGTCGGAACTTACAGAGACCGATTGATAAATGGAGAAATTCGCATTGTGGCGGCCTTTAAAAACCGTAAACCGGTCATGTGTATAGAGTTACGAAATCGTCAGATTGTACAGGCGAAACTGGCGGATAATCGAATTGTGGCAACAGATAACGAATTGAATGCCACTCTTCTAAAATGGGCAAAGGCGAAGAAGTTAAAAATATCTACAGCCGATGTCAGAAAGGAAACGGAGGTGCGACAGGAAAATGGATTTACAGCTATCGCATGATATTAATTTCACTATTGCCACCGCACCGCAGCGCTTCGCTAAAAAGTGGAAACACACGAAAACGACATGGTCACATCTGCTTGAAAGGTTGTCTAAGCCGACCGTGACTGGCGAAACCGTCGCTGAGTATAAAGCGATGAAGAAGTCCGACAGAGATAATCGTAAAGACATCGGTGGCTTTGTCTGCGGATATCTCAAGAACGGCCAGCGGCTCAAGCAGAACGTCGACTATAGGCAGATTGTCTGCTTAGACGCTGACAGTCCCGATGACGACTTCCTGACCGATCTGGATATCGGGATGGGCAATGCGGCGTGGGGGCTGTACACAACGCACAGCCACACCGCCGCTGCTCCGCGCTACCGCGTGCTTATCCCGCTTGACAGGCCTGTAACAGCCGATGAGTACAAAGCTATTGCAAGGCTTTTAGCGAAAGACATCAACATTGAAGCGATGGACTCTACGACATATGAACCAGAACGGTTGATGTACTGGCCGAGTAAACCGCAAGATGGCGAGTTCATCTTCAGATATAACGACGCACCGATTCTTAATGCCGATGACACGCTGGGCAGGTACGAAGACTGGCATGACACATCACTGTGGCCGACTTCGAAAAAAGAAGCAAGTATCACGGTATCAGCGGCAAAAAAGCAAGGAGACCCGCTGACTAAGCCGGGGCTTATCGGCGCGTTCTGCCGGGCACACACGATCGAAGACGCTATAGAGACGTTCCTTAGTGATGAATACACCGCCTGCGCAGTGGAGGGGCGGTACACGTACACGAAAGGCAGCACAAGCGCCGGGCTTGTTGTGTACGATGACAAGTTCGCTTATTCGCACCATTCGACAGACCCCGCTGGGGGAAAGCTCTGCAACGCTTTTGATTTGGTTAGGCTTCACAAGTTCGGAGCGCTTGACGCGGATGCATCGGAAAGTACCCCGCCGAACAAACTGCCGTCTTATGTCGCAATGGTGAAGCTGGCAGGGGAAGATGAAGCAACAAGACGCATAATAAGCGCCGAACAGGCTGAAGATATCAAGAAGAGTTTCAAAGAGTCCGGATTCAGCGCCGATGATGCTGATATGGGCTGGATGAGTGAGCTGACAAGAGGATCCGGGAAGAATGCACCGATACTTCCGGTGGCGGGGAATTTCATCGCTATTCTCGAGAACGATCCGCAGCTGAAAAAATGCGTGGGCTTTGACCTTTTTAGCCACCGGGCAATGATCCGCAAGCGTTTACCGTGGCGTAAAGAAGATAACACCGGGGAACCCTGGCAGGACAAAGATGACGCAGGTCTGCGCAACTATCTGTCTGAAATCTACGACTTATCTGCGCGACAAGTTGTTGATGATGCTCTTACACAGGTCATTCACGATAACGCGTATCATCCGGTACGAGAGTATCTAAAGGCCCTGAAGTGGGACGGCGTCAAACGTGCAGAAACGCTGTTTATTGACTTCTTAGGCGCCAAAAATTCGCAATATGTAAAGGATGTTACGCTGACGTGGCTCAAGGCCGCTGTAGCCCGTGTAATGCATCCTGGGATCAAGTATGACTGCTGCGTAGTGCTCAGCGGGCCTCAAGGCATAGGTAAAGGTACTCTTTTAAACGCACTGGGTAGACGGTGGTACAACAGCAGTATTACTGATATTCAAACGAAGGATGCTATGGAGCAGCTCCGCGGCAGCTGGATCGTTGAACTCGACGAAATGAAAGCGGTAACTAAAGCAGAGAACGACAGCATTAAGGCCTTTTTGAGCAGGCGTATAGATCGGTTTAGACCTGCATATGGCCGGCGCATGGAAGATTTTCCGAGGCAGTGCGTTTTTGCCGCGACAACGAACGATCGCGTTTTTCTCAAGGATCGGACCGGCGGACGTCGTTTTCTCCCTGTGTTTTGTACCGGCAGGAGCAGAAGGATTTTGAAAAAGCTGACAAATGAGTTTATTGACCAGATATGGGCAGAAGTTTTTCAAACGTATCAAAAAGATAATGATCTTGAAATCTCCGAAGCATCTACAGAAGTAGCGCGTACACTGCAAGAGCTATCTACCGAAGGAAGTGAGAAAAAAGGACTGGTGCTTGAGTATTTGAACACACTTCTGCCGCGGGATTGGCAAGCTATGGATATCTATGACAGACGAGAATATCTCGATAATTACGATTCGGATAACCCGCCGGAAAACGCAGTAAAGCGCGATCGAGTTTGCGCACTGGAGATCTGGTGCGAAGTGTTTAAAGGTAACCGTGTAAACTTTAGAAACTCGGAGGCTCGCGAAATCAACGCTATTATGCAGCAAATCGATGGTTGGAAGTTCGTAAGTACTGTAAGATTTGGGAATTTATACGGGAGGCAAAGAGCGTACATTCGCGTCAGCAAAGATGAGAAAAATATCGAAAAAGCATCTAACGGTGTCAACGAAATTTTTCAGTAGGTGTCAACTAAATAAAAAGTTGGTTGACAACTTTGTTGACAGCGGTGCACCCGATAATTACTGATAAAAGTATATGTTGTCAACAAGTCAACAAAATATTAATGGTAGTAGTATGAATTAGGTATATTAGAGGGTATATATAGGTATTATATTCTCTATTCTGTACGCGTATACGCGCGGGAGAAAATCTGTTGACTCGTTGACAGAGGAGATAAGAGTGAAAATGAAAGAATGTGCAGTAGAAAAACATCTGATATCGGCGACACGGGCTTGCGGCGGGATGTGCATCAAGTTCACGAGTCCAGGAATGTCTGGAGTGCCGGATAGGATTATCATTCTTCCCGGCGGAAAAATCGGGTTTGCAGAGATGAAGGCGCCAGGGAAGAAGCCGAGACGGCTGCAAAGAAATGTTCTCCGCGGGTTGTACCTGCTGGGCTGCAGAGTGTGCGTGATTGATAATCCGGAATCCGCAGAAAACTTTATCCGGAGGCTTGCGCAATGAAGTACGTACCACACAAGTATCAAGAAGCTGTGATTGAGCACATACTGAAAAATCAGGGTACAGGTGTCTATCTGGGGATGGGCCTCGGCAAAACTTCGACGACATTATCGGCTATCTTTCAAGCAATGTTTGATGAGCTGTCAATAAGCAAAGTTCTGATTGTAGCGCCGAAGAAAGTAGCCGAAGCTACATGGCAGGACGAAGCGGCAAAATGGGATTGCTTTAAAAACTTGACATTTTCAACAGTCTTAGGAACGCAGGCACAGAGAGTACAAGCACTGGCAAGAAAAGCTGATGTCTACATCATTAACCGCGAGAATGTCGTATGGCTGCTTGAACACGCGAAGTATAAACCGGATTTTGACATGCTTGTTATCGACGAGAGTACAAGTTTCAAAGACGCGAGTACAAAACGATGGAAAGCGCTGCGAAAGGTCAGGACGTGCTTCAAAAAAATCGTTTTGCTGACAGGTACACCGAGGCCAAACGGACTAATGGATCTGTGGGCGCAGCTGTACCTGCTTGACGGCGGTAAGCGTCTTGGCCGGACGTTGACAGAATACCGGAACAATTATTTTGTACCGGATAAGCAGAACGGCCCGGTGGTTTACAGTTACAGGATAAGAAGTCCGGAGGCTGAAAAAGAAATCTATGACAAGATATCAGACATCTGTATCAGCTTGAAAGCCGAAGATTATCGTTTGATGCCGGATAAACTCCCGCCGGTTATGGTTCCCGTGGTACTTGATGAAAAATCACAGAAAGCATATCGGGAACTTGAGCGGGAGTACGTCACAGAGTTACACGGTGAGGAGATAACAGCCTTATCGGCGGCAGCGGTCAGCAATAAACTGCTGCAGCTGGCGAATGGAGCTGTGTACGACGGCGATAAAAAAGTTATACCGGTTCATGACGCGAAAATCACAGCGCTAAAAGAAATCATAGAAGCAAATGACGGAAATCCGATTTTAGTCTTTTACAATTTCAAACACGACAAAGACCGGATTAAAGAAGCGTTCCCGGACGCACAGGAATTGCAAAATTCGGCCGATATAAAGGCTTGGAACGCAGGAAAGGTAAAACTACTCATAGCGCACCCGGCGAGCGCGGGATACGGCCTAAACTTGCAAGCAGGCGGGCATACCATTGTGTGGTTTGGACTAACGTGGAGCTTAGAACAGTATCAGCAGGCAAACGCAAGACTGGAAAGACAAGGACAGAAAGAGCCGGTTATCATACATCATTTAGTTGCGAAAGGCACGGTAGATGAATTGGTTATGCAGGCGCTGAAACGAAAAGAAAATGGGCAGGAAGCCATGATGAATGCGGTTAAATTATTAGTCGAAAAGGATGGTGGAAAATGATTGATGCGGTAAATAGACCGGCGCATTACAACAAAGGCCGGGTAGAATGCATTGACGCAATCGAGGTAGCGACAAGCGATTTAAGCGGTATCGAAGCCGTGTGTACGGCGAATGCAATTAAGTATCTGTGGCGGTGGAAGCAGAAGAACGGAACGGAAGACTTGAAAAAAGCACGATGGTATATTGAGCATCTGTTAGAAAGGACTGACGAGAAATGACAGAGATTTTGATTTTTGTAATTGGCGCGTGGATTGGCGCTATCGTCGGTGTCGTAACAGTAGTATTGTGCGTCGCGGCAGGCAGGAGGAGAAATGACGGTTAAAGAGTTTTTACGGTCAGTCAGAGAGCAGGACAGCTTGTTACGTGCATATGAGCAGGAATTAGAAGATTTAAGGCGCAGAGCATATAACATCTCAAGCCCAAAACTTGGCGATAAAATACAATCAAACCACTTAGCTACTCTTGATGAGATTGTAGCCAAAATAGAACAGCAGGCAGCAAAGGTTAATGCCGCTTGGGATGAATTGATAGACCGGCGAAATAAAGCGAAATTTTTAATCAGCAAAGTGGAGGATGAAAACATCAGATGCGTTTTATATAGATACTACATACTCACACATTCATGGGAACAAATAGCAGTAGATACAGGCTATGCTTTGAGGCACGTATACCGCTTACACGGGGAAGGATTACAAATTCTTGAAAAGATGTCACTAAATGTCATTAAATGTCACTAAAAAAGGTGTTATTATGGTATTGTGAAAATATTGAGAAATATTTTCCTCCTTAGTTATGAGCCTGCGCACATTTTTGTACACAGGCTCTGTAAATCATAGCCGTCCGAAAAGGGCGGTTTTTTATTGCCCGATTGGTATTTTCTTATTTTGGATAGGTTCTTCCAGAGCGTTTCGCGTATTGAGGTGCTCCGACAGCCCGAAAACATTTTAGATACAATTTTTAATTTGCCCTTGTTAGTTAATATCGTGATGAATAGAGGTGAAAATTTGAAAGTCTCCAAGAATTTAAGACTGCTGACAACTACACAGTCAGAGTTGGCGCTTGCGATAGGAGTATCGCAACAAAGAGTATCTCAGCTCATATCGGAAAATGTGATTTTGCGAGATAAAAATAATTCCGTTTTGGTCATCGAAAGTCTAAAGAATTATTACAAGTTAAAGGCCAATTCAGAAAACCCCGATGATATAGATTTCCAAAAAGAAAGAGCGTTGCATGAAAAGACGAAAAGAGAAATTGCAGAGCTGAAACTGGCGAAAATGCAAAGAAGTGCTTATGATGCGCGGACTGTTGAACTGGTTCTGACAGAAATGCTTTCAAATTTACGCACCCAGCTTCTGGGGCTGCCGTCAAAGTTGGCGCCTATACTTGAAGATCTGAAAAAAGAGAAAATATACGAGATTCTTTCTAAAGAAATTGAAGAAAAACTGCTTGAATTATCCGAGTATGATCCCGAAATGTTTGCTATCGACGAAATAGATGTGGGGGAAGACGATGAAGACAGCTCGTGAACTTTGGCAATATATATCAAAAAACGCTTTAAAACCGCTGCCAAAGACATCCGTCTCTCAATGGGCGGATAATTACAGAATGCTATCATCTGGCATTTCCGCAGAGCCGGGAAAATGGAAAACATCACGAGCGCCGTATCAAAAAGACATTATGAACGCTTTTACGGAACCGGGTATCCATAGAGTAGTTGTAAAATCATCGTCACAAATCGGCAAATCTGACATGATGAACAACGTTATCGGAAGATTCGCTCATTTAGACCCCTGCGCCATCATGATGATCCAGCCTACGATTGATATGGCGCAGGATTATTCCAAGACGCGTATCGCGCCGATGATTAGGGATACAAAAGTGCTGAATAATCTTTTCTACGATGTGAAATCCCGGGATGCCAACAATACAATCCTTTCTAAGGTTTTTCCGGGCGGGCGTCTTATCATGTGCGGGGCGAACAGTCCGGCGGGACTGGCATCTCGTCCGATACGGATCCTGCTTGCCGATGAAGTAGACAGGTTTCCGGACTCGGCAGGAACGGAAGGAGATCCAGTGGATCTGGCAGCCAAGCGTATGACAACGTTCTGGAATTCCTGCATGGGATTGTTTTCAACGCCTACGAATGAAGGCACATCTCGGATTGATGAGGAATACCTTGCCGGCACGCAGGAGGAATGGCAGCATAAGTGCCCCAACTGCGGAGAGTACCATTTACTGCGACATATAGACATGACCGTGGATTATAAAGAAATCAAAACACCAAGCGGTAAGAAAACAGTTATCGTTAATGGCGTAAAATGGAGATGTCCGCATTGCGGGTTTTCTTTTTCAGAAAAGGAAATGAAACAGACCCCACAGAAATATATCAGCCGAAATGCAGACGCGTTGAAAAACGGCATACGTTCTTTTTTTGTAAATGGCTTTACATCTCCGTGGATGACATGGTCAAAAATCATGAGAGAATGGCTCGAGGCTAAAGGAGATCCGGAACGCGAAAAGGTAATTACAAATACAGTATTCGGGGAATCCTATAAACAAAAAGGAGCTTTTGAAGATGAACAGATATTTTTACGGCGTAGAGAATCTTATGGTGCCGAGCTGCCCAATGGAGTATTACTTTTAACAGCAGCGATCGATACGCAGGATAACCGACTTGAATATGAAGTAGTTGGTTGGGGCAAGGAAGAAGAATGCTGGGGAATCCGTAAAGGTATTGTATTAGGGGCGCCGAACCAAGCCCGAACATGGAAAGAGATAGATAACATTTTAGACAAAACTTATCATTTTGCCGACGGAAAAGGACTGAAAGTAGTTAGAACGTTTATTGATTCCGGCGGGCATTATACGTCTGACGTCTATAATTACTGTCAAAAGAATTTTCACAAACAGCGATTTGCAATCAAGGGCCGCGGCGGTCCCGGTATTCCTTTGATTTATAAAATTGCCAAGGCAAATAACGCTAAGGCACCACTGATACTCTTAGGAGTCGATGATGGCAAGCAGCAGATTATGGACAGATTATCTATAAATAGTCCGGGACCTCTGTATTTCCATTTCCCGCAGGATGAAGGGATAAAAGAATTATCTAACCGAGGCTATGACGATCTGTATTTCAAGGGCATTATCTCAGAGCATAAAAAGGTCTATAAAAGAAACGGTGTACTCCGGGAAGTCTGGGAAACGACCAAGAATGTCCGGAACGAACCGCTGGATCTTAGAAATTACAACCTGGCATGTATGAAATCTTTGAAGCCCGACTGGGATAAACTGGAGATGCTGGTCAACGGAATGTCAGAAACCGAGGTTAAAAGAGCGGTGGCAAAACCGCAAAAGAAAAAGGCAGTATATAGAGCTAAAAGACAGGTAAATATTTGGTAAAAGCACTCGAAAGGGTGCTTTTTGATTGGAGAAATGGAATGAGCAGACTACAAAACGAACGCCTGAAATTGTATTTAGAAGCTGAAAAGGCGGTTTTAAGTGGGCAGTCTTATACAATCGGTAACCGAACGCTGACAAGAGCAAATCTGGCAACTATACGAAAAGCCATTGATGATTTACTGGCGGATGGTGCGACTTTGGATGAGGACGAACGCGTATCAGCGGGGTCAAGAAAAAGAGTTGTCTTTTTCGGATAAGGAGGATATTTGATGCACGAAGAAAGAACACAAAAAAACAGGATTAGAGCACCTACATTGCGCAAATCAGTCCGGTTCAGAAATACAGGATATTCCGAAGGCGGGGCCAGTCGTACAAGTAATATTCTCAAGGCGTGGAATCCCGAACGATCCAGCGCAAAGGCAGATATCGATGCAAATCTACGATCTCTCAGAGGTCGTTCTGCCGATCAGGTCATTAATACCCCAGTGGGTGCAGCAGCTATTAACAGCTCCGTTGTTCATGCGGTAGGAGATGGCTTACGGTTATTTCCCAGAATCCCATATAAATTCTTAGGGTTAGATGCGAAAGCGGGCAGAGAATGGGCAAGAAAGACCTCACGCGAGTTTGATCTGTGGGCTGCATCTAAGAATTGTGATCTTTACCGGAGAAACAATTTTTATGATTTACAATTCATCGCCTACTCGACATATCTGACGGATGGAGATTCTTTTTCGCTTTTCCGGCGGAAAAATCCGACGTTTGACATGCCGTATTCATTAAGGATCCAGCTATTAGAAGCCAATAGAGTTTCAAACCCCATTAATCAGGGATATGTGTCGGCTACCAGTGCCTATGCAGTGGAAATGAAAGCGCCCAATGGCAACCGGATTGTAAATGGCGTTGAGATTGCTACCGACGGGGAAATCGTCGCCTTTTGGATAAGCAACAAGGTTCCTAACGATCCGACGGATTTCAGGATAGCAGAATGGGTTCGTGTGGAGGCATTCGGGAAACGAACAGGAGTGCCCAATATTCTGCAGGTCTGTCATGATACTAGGGCGGAACAGTACAGAGGTGTACCTTATCTGGCGCCAGTACTGGAGACGTTGAAACAGGTATCAAGATATACAACGGCAGAATTGACGTCGGCCATCATCAAGTCCTTTTTTGCCTTATTTTTTACCAGCCAGGCGGGAAGCTCCGACTTGGATAATATCTTGGGGACACATGATAAAGATGACCCGATGGCGCCGGTTGTGGATGTAAGCGAATACGGGCTTGCGCCAGGAACCATGAACGCCCTGCCGAGAGGAGTGGACGTCAAATCCATTGATGCGTCAAACAGTCAAAGTACATTTGAACCGTTTGTGACGCAGCTTATCAAACAAATAGCAGCGGCTATCGGGCAACCGTATGAAGTGCTGCTGAAATCATTTACATCTTCATATTCCGCATCAAGGGCGGCACTGTTGCAGGCTTGGGAAGAATATAAGCTGCGACGTAAATGGTTTGCCAGCGATTTCTGTCAGCCCGTATACGAAGTATGGCTTGCGGAAGCTGTCGCCATCGGGCGTATTGAAGCACCGGGCTTTTTTGAGGATCCGCTAATTCGAAAGTCATGGTGTACAGCTGACTGGTTCGGACCGACAATGAGCATCCTTGACCCCGTCAAAGATATTAACGGGAGTGCACTCCGTACTACATATGGTCTAAGTACCCGGGAGCGGGAAGCTGCAGAGATGACGGGTACGGATTTGGAAGAAAACCTGGAACAGCTTGCCTACGAAAAGCAGCTGATTGATGGTTACGGCTTAAATATGGGTGATCCTCAAGTATTAGCCGGGAAAGGCGGTGAGAAAGAAGATGAGTAAAAAGAAATTCTGGGAAATAAAAAATAAAGCTACAGACGAAAAAGCCGAGCTGTTGCTTTATGGTGAGATTTCCGATCGGACATGGTGGGGAGATGAAGTTACGCCCAGGCAGTTTGCCGATGATTTGAGTACATGTAACGGTAAAGATCTTGTAGTCCGTATTAACAGTCCGGGCGGGGATGTTTTTGCTGCGCAGGCAATCTACAATCTGTTGAAATCGTATGCCGGAGACGTAACAGTACACATTGACGGAATCTGCGCCAGCGCAGCTACGGTTGTAGCCTGTGCAGGGAATAAGGTTATCATGCCGGATAATGCCCTGTATATGATCCACAATCCACATGCAGTACTGATTGACACCTACGATGCCGTAGGGCTGTCTAAGCTGGAAAGCGAGCTGCACGCCGTGAAAAAGACAATTACGAACGTCTATCAGAAAAAATGCGGAGACGCGATGTCTGCTGAGAATATCAGCCGGGCAATGGACGAGGAAACGTGGATGGGGGCGGATGAAGCTTTGATATTCGGGTTTATCGATGAAATTGATAACAATTTTGCGATTAAAACGAATATGAAGAGCGACACGCTGATTGTTAATTCTGTTGCGTTGCCGACCAAAGGCAGAAATATGGATAAAATCACCAGTATTATTGAAAAAAAGAAGGGAGAAAACATGAAAGATAATGAAATGATTTCAAAAATCAAGGCAGTTTTAGGTATAAAGGAGGATAAATCCGAAGATCCCAAAATCGCGGAGGAACGACGGCGCATCGCCGATCTTGACGCTTTAAGAGCGGAAGATAAGAATCCTTTTGTAGAGGCGATTATTGACACTTGTAAGAAATCGGATGGAATGAAGGCTGAAACGGTAAAGCCCATTGTGGATTCTGTTCTTGCAGTAAAAGTCGAGGATAAGCCGGATGAAAAACTCCGGGCAATCATGAAAATTATTCAAGATAATGTGGAATCCGGTGCTGACGGGGTAAGACCTACGCCGAAGCACACACCGGAAGATGATGAAAAGCAGAAATTAGAAGCCAATATTAACGATATTGTTAATCGTGCAAATAAGATGAGGGGGAATAAGTAATGGCTTTATATGAAAAAGAGATTTTAGAAAATAACGGGATTATCGGCGGGCCGGAAATTGCTCTGCTTACTAAAAATGTGGAGGTGACCACTCCCGCGGCACTGAAAAAAGGCACACTTATGACTACGACGGCGGGAAAGGCGGCCGCTACAGTCAAAGGCGGAGCGGCAGATTGCATTCTGGCGCAAGACGTTGACGAAAAGGCGACTGTTGTAACCGTATATGTTTCCGGTCGGTTTAATCGTGAAAAGCTGATTGTGGCCGATGGAGATACCGTGGAATCTCATGAAGAAGAACTTCGTGATAAAAATATTTATGTAACAGCATTGAAATAAGGAGGGTTTATATAATGGCTATTGATTATAAAGATACGATTTCACTTATCGGAGCGGTAGAACGGATGACCCCGTCCGCTTCGTTTCTTCTCGATACATTTTTCCCGCGCGTACCGGAAACTGCAATGACTACTGTGATTGAAGTGCAGTATAAGAAAGGAGCGCGCAGACTAGCGCCATTTATTACACGCGGCACAAAAGGAATCAACGTGAAACGTGACGCGATGGAATCTCAGTTCTATAAAGCACCGATGATGGGACCGCGTCGTGTTATTGACCCGGATATCATCAATGAGAGAGGATTCGGGGAAGGAGTTTATTCTTCTACCAGTCCGGCTGAGAGAGCGGCAAATATGCAGGCTTATGACTTGATAGACCTGCAGAATATGATTATCAATCGTAAAAATAAAATGGCGGCGGACATTCTTACCGCCGGTAAATGTGAAATTCATGGGTTTGCCGATGACGGAAAGACGGAACTCCTTGATACCATCGATTATGGATTCGAGCAGACATTGACTCCTGCTAAAACTTGGAATCAGGCGGGAGCCGGGATTTATACCGATATCGGGAATATGTCTGCCGAAATCCAGCAGAATGCCGGCGTTGTTCCCACCGTTATGGTTATTGGGAAAAATGTATTCCAGTACATGATTAGTAATGACGAGATGATGAAATGGTTGGCTATTCCGTCTCGCGATAATTTGGCTTTGTTCTCTTTTGCTCCGAGGATTACTTCTCCGCAGGTGACCCGCGTAGGGATGATTTCCGCATTAAACCTGGAAGTATACACCTATGGAGAAACTTATCTTGATGATGACGATAAGGTTAAACCGTTTATCGGTGATGATGATTGCATTATCGCTGTACCCGGAAGAGGACGACAGCTTCATGGTGCGGTGACATTGGTCAATGATCAAGGTACCGGATATAATACCTTCGCGTCTCCTTATGTTCCGTATTATGACGGAAACAAAGAATCACAAACTGTGGCACTCTCTATGTATTCCCGCTGCGTACTGGCACCTGAAACTGTCAATGACTGGGCGGTCATTAAAACAAAAGGCTAATAAGGAGGTACGTTATGTATATTCTTGTAAAAAGGGGAATGCTGTCAGCTTACGGCAATATCTTCCGAAAGGGTGATGTGCTGGAACTGGAAGATGAAGTAGCTGAGAGACTGCTGGAATCTGAAGATTTTGAAGCGTGCGAGGAACCTGTCGTCATAGAACCGGAGGATGATACAGAACCGGAGGACGATACGGAAAATATAGATGAAGAAAAACAGATAACAAAATCGACCGCGAAAAAGACAGCGACAAAGAAGACATCTTCCAAGCGGACACAGAAGAGCACTGTCAAGAAAGACGCGGAGCTTCCGAGTGTGGATTTTGAAGCGGCTGTAAAAAAATGAGTTCTTTTAAGGACTATATAGCCGCAGATAACAAGAATGTATTCCTGAATGAGCAGGAATTTGCCGAAAAGCATAAACTGAACGGATTAGAGTGTGTCGCTGTAGTACAAGAGGTTGTCATTAACGATGATTTAACAACTGAGACCGCAACCGCTGCTAAATACACAGACGCTATGTATGGCAGCGGCTGCATCATTAATGTCAAGAAATCCGATTTGCCGTATGTTCCAGAAACGGGGGATACGTTCCGGTTAGATGGGAAATACGGTCAAGTAGTACTCTGCAAAGACGACGAAGGTATATTGACAATCACGTGGGCGGTGAATGAAACATGATTGCTATTGACGTGCGGTGCGAAGGTGCTGCGTTGGTTATCAAGACGATGAATGATACTCCGAAAAATATTCAAAAGGCGATTAGCATGAGTGTCAATAAAATTGCTCTTTCTGCCCGCACGCAAATGGCAAGAGAAGCGGCTAGAGAGTATTTTATCGGGGTCGGAAAAGCCAGGAAAACGATCAGCATAACAAAGAAAGCAGCGATAAATAGCTTAAAAGCACAGATCACAAGTGTGGGAAATCCCAATTCTCTGGCGCATTTTAAAATATCACCCAAGAAAGTACAGCATAAAGGACGTAAAAATAAGAAGATCCGCGTACAGGTAAAGCGTTCCGGTAGTGGAGCAACATTAGATAGAGCATTTATCATGGCAATTGGTAAAGGTGACAGTGTTGGTGTATTCGAAAGAAAGAAAGAAACGAGATATCCCATCCGAAAATTATTTGGGCCGTCTGTACCGTCTATGCTGAAAAATGAAGAGATCCAACGTGAACTGGAAAAATCAACATCAGAGAAGCTCAATAGAGAATTGAACCGGCAACTCGCCCGAATTGTAGGTAAATAAGGAGGGAATGTTATGACGCCTGTCGTGTTGGCAAATGCTATCAAAGAATTACTGGATGAAAAGCTGGTGGACTACACTTATACGGATTCTGCCGGGGATACAAGAGCAATTAAAACTTATACATATTACCTGGACGATAAACGCCCAGGGAGTGGAGATGTAGCCCCGTATATCGTGGTACGCCCGGTATCGGGAGAGGATGGCGTAGATAACAGCACGGCCAAATGTATTATTGTGGCGTGTGTACGCGATGAATCACCGGAATCCGGTTATCTTGGGATAGTCAATCTGATAGAGCATATCCGGCAGATTTTGTTGACAACGGGCACCGTTGGTAAGAAATTCCCACTGAAAAAACCGCTGAAATGGGGAATAGACAATGATCCCAACCGGCCGTATTACAGTGGGTACATCGAAGTGGATTATTATGTAGGGCACCTGGATGATTTCCAGAAGATGCCCTTTTTGTATGAGTAAGGAGGTCTATATGGCAACTTCAAAATCAACAAAAACAGAGGATTCCGTAAAAAAAACAGAAGGTTCTCTGTCTTATGTGGGACCAAATATTCCCAAGCTGGGGCTTACGCAATACCAGGTGTATATCGGAGGAATCCATGAATTCCCGGATATTGTGCAGGAAGAACAGAAAATCCGGCTAAGCCGGCTATTCGTCCCTGTGTCAAAATTGAGTGATGTAATGTCTACCATTGAAACCAGGGGGACGGTGTATAACAAGTTTTATAATGACGGATTATCCGTCAGAAGGGAGCTTAACTGATGAGTTATTATCACGGTATTAAAACCTCTGAACGGGCTACAGCGATAAAACCGGCAGTGAATACAGAGGGATGTTTGCCGGTCATTGTTGGTACTGCACCGATTAACTTAGCAACTGATCCAGCAGAACCGAATACGCCGGTACTCTGCTATCAGATGGCAGAAGCAGTAGCAGCATTCGGGTATAAACCGGACTTTGAAAAATATAATATTGCAGAAGCAATTTATACGATTTTCTCTCTATACGGGGTGTCTCCGGTAATATTTATCAATGTTTTGGATAAAACGAAACACAAAACGTCTGTATCAGAGACAAAGATCACTGTTACAGACCATATGGCCATCATCAAAGAAGATGTGCTATTAGACACACTGGTTGTTAAGTCAACTGACGCATCTGTCAAATTACAGGCAGATACAGACTACACGGCAGCATTTGACGATAAAGGAACAGTGATTATCACACTAGTAGCTAATAGCAGCCATTACGGCGATACGTCTATCACTGTTGCCTATGACAAAATTGATCCGTCAAAAGTAACTACGGCGGATATTATCGGAGGTATTGATTCTTCTACCGGTAAAGAAAAAGGACTGGAAGTCATCAATACCATCTTTACCAAGTTGGGCGTTGTTCCTGGCATGATCGGTGCTCCGGGGTATAGCGATAATTCGGAAGTGGCGGCGGTTATGGCATCAAAAGCAGCCAGCGTTTCCGGATTATTTAAAGCGGTATCCATCATTGACGGCAGTACCACAGTTGCCAAGAAATATACCGACGTATATGCCTGGAAAAACAAAGCAAACGTTACCAGCAAGTATCAGGTGGTCTGCTGGCCGATGGCTACGATGGGAACAAAAAGACTGCATCTTTCCACCGTGTTCATGGCGACGCAGGCGCTCTTGACATATAACAATGATGATATCCCTTATAAGTCACCATCCAATAAGACCGCACAGATTGACGGACTGTGCCTGTCTGATGGAACTCCGGTAGAATTGGGGTTGTCATCTGCCAATTACTTAAATGGGAACGGCATTGTTACGGCCATCAATTTGTTTGGGGGATGGAAACTTTGGGGCAACAATACAGCTTGCTATCCGACGAATACGGATCCGAAAGACAGATTCTTCTGCGTGCGGGCTATGTTTAACTGGGATCAGCAGACATTTATCCGAACCTACTGGACTGATGTAGACCAGCCAATGATGAAACGGTATATCCAGTCCATCGTAGATTCAGAAAACATCCGCATGAATGGATTGGTATCTGCCGGCGTTATTCTGGCAGGATCCTGTGAGTATCGGGAAGCGGATAATCCGGCGACCTCAATTGTAGACGGTATTTCCAATATCCATAAGACTTTTATTCCACCGGTCCCGAACCGTGAGATTGATGTAGTCTATGAATTTGATTCTGAGCAGTATGCAGCTCTAATGATGGCGTGAAGGAGGTAACAGATTATGACAGAATTACCCAGCCTACTTGTAAATTTCCGGGTATATGACGGAGACAGCAATGATATGATTGGCGTCGCCGACGTGGAATTGCCAAAGCTGGAGGCTATGACAGAAACATTGAAAGGTGCCGGAGTATCCGGTGAAATTGACATGCCTGTACTGGGGCATTACGCCAGTATGGAAACAAAACTGAATTTTAGAACCGTGGATAAAAATTCCCTTAAAATCAGTGCGACCAAAAGCCAAAAATTAGAAATTCGCGGCGCGCAGGAAGTATACAACAAGGCCACCGGAGAAGTGGTGGTAGTACCGGTCAAACTTGTTGTCAAAGGAATGCCGAAATCTACGGAACTGGGCAAATTTGAGATGGGTTCCGGCACAGATAGTTCTCTGACACTGGAAACGATGTACTTAAAGCTCAGCATTGATGGAAAGATAAAGGCGGAAATTGATAAGCTGAACTATATCGCCAATATTGACGGTACTGATTACTTATCTAGTGTACGTACAGCTTTGGGACTGTAATTAAGGGAATAAAAAATCCCCTTCCGGATGGGAGGGGATTTATACTTTTATCGTTAGGTATTGTAACAGCCGTATAAGGCGGAGCCAATAAAAACGGATATGGTAATAATAGCGGTGACAGGAAGCGCATAGCCTGCAGGAAGTAGAAACGCACAGTAGAACGATGTAACTAATGCCGCAAAAGCAGTTGCCAAAAGCAGAATCGGAAGCAAGAAAAAAATTGTAATAAAACATTCTACTACGGCCGCTATTGCGGTAAAGCAGATAGATAACGAATTGCACTTTTCCATACAAAACACTTCCTTTCTGCACTATAGTGTTTTTCTTTATTATATCACGAATGGAGGAAATTTAAATGAGTATGAAACCGATTAAATTAGAAAATAAGCTGACCGTAAATGGTAAAGAAGTAACCAGCGTGACTCTGGATTTTTCCAAACTTACGGGCAGAGATTTGATTAAAGCAGAAGCGGAAGTACGTGCAGATGGCGAGGTCACTCCGATGCTGACATTTTCACTGAAGTACCAGGCGGCTCTTGCTGCGCGAATGATTGGCATTACATATGATGACATCATGGAAATGAATGCTGATGACTTTTCAAAGATTACCAACAGAGTACTCAATTTTTTAACAAAACAGGGCTGACACTGAAAGAGCTTCGCAAGTGTACGCTCATATTGGCGAAAGGGAGTCATACTCCTGTAGCGTATTATTTGGAAATCCCGCTTCCGGAACTGGACGAGTGGGCAGAAGCATTAATTGAACTATACAGGGAAATAGAAAAGAAAGGAGGGAAATAATGGCCGATAATACGTCAGTGCAATTTGTTATTGGTGCAACGTTAGCGGCAGGCTTCATGGGGGCCTTTAAAGCAGCTGCGTCGGAAACCAGGATGCTGGCAACCGTGGCAGCCAATGCCCATGACAAAGAAAAAGCATTGGCACAGCAAAGTAGAAACCTTAATCGAATTTGGGAAAAAGGGCAAATTTCTATCGAACATCATAGAGAAGCCCTGGCGCAGTTGGCCGCTCAAATGGATAAGGTAAAAGCCGCACAGGCTGCCGTTGCCAGACAAAAAGAATTAGGTGCTCAATTTGAATCATACGGGCAGAAACGGAATCAGGCTATAGGTAATATCATGAAGGCGGGAGCTGCCGCTTATACCATGAGCATACCCCTGCGAGATGCCGTTGAAATGGAATCCAGCATGTCCGATGTAGCCAAAGTTGTCGATATGACGGACGATGAATTTACCGACATGAAAAACAACATTGTAGAGATGTCTACCAGGATTCCGATGTCAGCCAAAGGGATTGCGTCCATCGTTGCTTCGGCCGGGCAGGCCGGTATTGCTAAGCCAGAATTATTGGCATTTGCAGAAGATGCTGCCAAGATGGGGATTGCATTTGACGTAACGGCAGAACAAGCTGGCGATATGATGGCCAAGTGGCGGACTGCCTTTAAGATGGGACAGTCGGCTGTGGTGTCTCTTGCAGATAAAATTAATTACCTGAGTAACAATACGGCATCAACAGCATCTCAGATTTCGGAGGTTGTTACCCGTATCGGCCCGTTGGGTGAAGTCGGCGGGATGGCGTCCGGAGAAATAGCTGCCTTAGGGGCATCTATGATTGGGGCAGGTGTGCAAAGCGAAATTGCTGCAACCGGTATTAAGAATCTTATACTGGGGATGACGGCCGGCGCTGGTGCCACAGCTTCACAGGCGGCGGCCTTTGAAGCATTGGGATTGAATTCTGTCGACATGGCCAAGAAAATGCAGACGGACGCCAAAGGTGCGATTGTTGATGTTCTTGCGGCATTGAAGAGTTTGAGTAAAGATCAGCAGGCCAGTGTACTTTCTGATTTGTTCGGTAAGCAGAGTATCGGCGCTATTGCCCCGCTCCTTTCTAATTTGGAAGGGTTGGAACAGAACTTTAACCGCGTCGGCGACTCCAGTCAATATTCCGGTTCGATGTTGAACGAATACGCAGCGCGGGCGAAAACAGCTAAAAATTCTATGGAACTTCTGCAGAATGCGGGGACGGCTGCATCCATTGCTATGGGTGACGCTATGCTTCCCACTCTGAAAGCAATAACCTCTGAATTGCTGCCAACTATACAATCTTTGCACGATTTTATCAAAGAGCATCAAGGAGTCGTTACTGCCGCGGCCAAGTTTACAGGCGCGATTATATTGGCAATCATTGCAGTTAATGCCTTTGCAGTTGTATTTAATACGATGATGCAAGTCATCACAGCGGCCAAAATGGCTTACAACGGAGTAAAGATTGCCATCATTGCATATAGAGACAGTCAGATTGCAGCTCGCGTGGCAACTGCGAGAAGTGTCATTACCAGCAAGGCAGCAGTAATAGCTACTAAAGCCTATACAGTGGCTGTACGCGCGGCACAAGCAGCACAATGGCTGTTTAATGCAGCTTTGGGCGTGATGACAGGACCTATAGGCCTTGTTATTGCAGGGATTATTGCGCTGGGAGCCGCTATTTACTGGTGCTATAACCACTTTGAACAAGTGCAGGCTTTTTGTGCCTCAATGTGGGAAAGCCCTGCGGCTGCTGTCATTGCCTTCCTTACGGGCCCGATTGGTTGGTTGATGTACATCGGGGCCGGGATTATTGCTAACTGGGATACTGTTAAACAGTGGTTTATTATGCTCTGGAATGACCCGGGAAAAGCTATAGAGCAGTTTAAAGATTTTGCGGGAAATAAATTGGATGAACTGTATCAGAAAGCACAGGAAATATGGAATTCCATTAAAGACGTGTTTAAGGATCCGATTCAAGCTGTAGTGAATTTTGTAAAAGGGGGAGATGGCGATGCGATTAGTACAGCTGGAAATCGTATTCCCGAGAATGCGGCTGGAGGCATTTACGCTCGCGGAGCATTCCTGACATCTTTTGCGGAACGAAGTCCTGAAGCAGCTATTCCGATTAATGGGACGGTGCGTGCGGCTAGATTGTGGACGCAGACAGGTCAGATGATGGGGCTTTTACCGAAATCGGTCGGAAACAATGCTGGCAAAGGAACCAGTGCTATGCTGTCCGGTATCAATCGGCTCGGCTCCATGCAGAGTATTCCGGAAAGAACGGCCATAAGCATTTCTTATAACCCGCAAATTACCATTACAGGAAATGCGGATGCTGCCAAAGTACAGCATGTGGTGGATGACCAAAGGGATAAGCTAAAAGACATGTTGGAACAGATTGCAAGGGATCGGAGGCGGCTGGCTTTTGACTAAACGTGTGTATAAAACAATACAGGGTGATACTTGGGACGGTATTGCTATTAAAGTTTATGGAGATGAGAAGTACATGAACAAGCTGCTGGAAGCGAATCAGGCATATAGAGAGACGATTATTTTCCAGGCCAATGTCAGCCTTTATCTCCCTGATATGCAGGCTCAAACTACGACGATTCTGCCGCCCTGGAAGAAGGTGTGAAAATGTCTGTAGTAAACTCTCTGCGGAAAAACGCAGTTACGCAGCAGACGGGTTACGCGCGCAGGGCATACCCTAAGGTTATCTACAACAAAGTAGATATCTCAGAAGCGCTTAAACCATATTTGAAAAGCATGGAATATACGGATATGCTGACCGGGCAGGCTGATGATTTGCAGCTTACACTGGAAGACCGTGACGGATTATGGCTGGAGGCGTGGTTTCCGGACAAAGGAGCTACTCTCACTGCTTCTATCCTGACCCAATATTGGACCGCGCCAACAGAGGCAGAAAAAGAGCTGCCACTGGGATTGTTTGAAATTGATGAAATTGAGTGCAGTGCGATACCGTCCGAAACCAAAATAAAAGCGGTATCCGTGCCTAATAATACAACCTTGCGCGGAGAGGGACGAACTCGTTCCTGGGAAGGATATACAATCCAAAAGATTGCCCAGGATATTGCTAACAATGCAGGAATGCAGCTGAATTTCTCATCTAAAGATAATCCGACGCTGGAACGGGTGGAGCAAACGGAACAGTCTGATTTGGCTTTCCTGGATAAACTATGTCAGGACAATGGTTTATCGCTCAAAGTGACAGATAATCAGATTGTCATTTTTGATATGGCAGATATGGAAGCGGCTGAACCATCGTTGATTTTTGTTCGACCGACAATGAAAGGTTTGGATACTTCTGTTAGTATAGACGTCAACTCCAATGACATGAATAGTGAAAGTACGTTAAAACGGCTGAAACCAACTTCCTGGCGATTTACTTCGTCTGTGCGGGATGTATATAAATCCTGCACCGTCGAGCATTCCCAAGGGAAAAAGAAAGCAAAAATAAGTGCGACGTTTACTGATCCGAATAAAACAGAAGGAAAGATGCTGCTTGTGAAAAAAGACGTAAAAAGTGTAGAAGAAGCAGAACGCATGGCCCGTAAAGAACTTCGTGAAAAGAACAAGGATGAAGTGACGGGGAGCATTACTTGTATGGGAGATACAGATCTTTCTGCAGGACTTACGGTGACCGTGAAAGGCTTTGGCAAGTTTGATGGAAAATATATCCTTTCGCAGGTAAAACATTCGCTTGGGAGCGGGTATACGTGTTCTGTAGACCTCAGGAGGTGCCTCAATGGCTACTAATGACAGGCAATTATTGTCAGCGTTACGTCGAATTATCCGGATAGGCAATGTCTCTAGCGTGAATCAAGAATCAATGTCCTGCCGTGTTGTGTTTCCAGATATGGATGGAAATGTTAGTGCGGAGCTTCCGCTATTGAATAACGGGAGTGCACACTGTAAAGATTACTGGCTCCCCGTGGTCGATGAGCAGGTGGTATGTTTGATGTTGCCTAACGATGGGGGCACGGGGAACAATGAAGGTATTGTTTTGGGGAGTTTCTTTAATGATGTGGATAAACCTGTGAAAACGGGAACCGGTATCCGGCGGATTGATTTTGGAGATGGATCCTACGTGGAACATAACAGCAACACTGGGAATCTAATTATTCAAGCGACAGGTACGGTTACCATAAAGGGAGCCGCAGTAAGAATTAATGAGTAGGAGGAGATGAAATGCCGGCAGCAACACGATTAGGAGATAACAATACCGGGCATGATGCTTGTCCGCCAGTTGCTCTCGTATCAGCCAGCGGAGATGTGTTTATCAACGGAAAAGGGGCGGGACGCCTGAATGATACCTATGCCAGCCATTCCTGCCCAGTTCACAGTCCGCATATCGGGCATGTTTCAAGTGGGAGCTCTACAGTGTTTATTAACGGAATGCCGGCTGCGCGGATTGGCGACAGTGTAAGTTGTGGCGGCAGTGTGGCCGAAGGCAGTCCGGATGTGTTTATAGGAGGATAGTATGGCAACGGTAGGAAGTCTGGGCGGCATTACTTTTAATGTGTCCAGTAGAAGAGTATTGACGTTTGATAACTATTCCCGGCAAGGAAACATTAAATCAGCAGAACATGAAATTATTGCTGAAAAGTCAAACATAGAATTCACCGGGTTGGATCCGGAAGAAATAACGTTTGATATTCAGCTCTTTTCCCAACTCAATGTAACACCCGAAGACAAGCTGAAAGCCCTGAGAAACATACGAGATACGGGTCGGGTCGTAAGTTTCATTCTGGGAAGCAGTCCGGTCAGCCAAAACAAATGGCTTATTACCGGTTTAGCTGAAAAAACGTCTTACTGGAAACAGCGGGGAAAGATGCACGTTGTCACTGTGTCAGTCACGTTGAAAGAGTACCGGGTAGACCCAAACGATGCAACCGAAATTAATGCCGGTACGCCGTGGGGCAATGTTGCATCCCAAGTATCTAAAGTGAAAGAGAAAGTTAGCGCATATAAGCAGGAAGCGCTTGATGTATTGGATCAGGTGGACGATACGGTAGGTGATATCTTGTGATTATTTCAGGTAATAAAAGTGACCAAAAAATTGCGATTGATTGGGATCCGGATTCTCAAACATCAGAGATTGCCCAAAATATCAGAACGCTGCTTTCTACCCATGTATTCAGCGTTCCATTAGATCGCAGATTTGGTATTTCGTTGGATGCGGTAGATGAACCCCTAGACGGGTCAGCAGAAAGTGTTTTGCGAGAAGAACTTTTTAATGCCATTCAGATATATGAACCGAGAGTAGTAATCCGCTCTATTGATTTTCAGTACGATACGGATGAGCAGAGGTTGATGCCAATTGTTGATGTATCAATAAAAGGAAGTGATGATTTATGAATGTAAATAATTTGCCCGAAGTAGAGTTTGTCAGTGCCGATAAGGAAAAAGTAGTAACGTATCTGATGAATGTATATACGGCCGTAACCGGACGAACACTGGCAAAGGCAGATCCGGTCAGACTTTTTATATTAGTTATTGCCTCCGTGGTCATTATGCTGCTGAATAAAATCAACTACACAGGAAAACAGAATTTATTGAAATATGCGGAAGGTGAAAATCTGGACAATTTAGTGGCGTTACTGGGAGTTGAACGGATTCCGGGAACATCAGCCACATTGACAGAACAGTTCACCGTGTCGTCTGCATTATCTTTTAATGTAACCGTCCCTAAAGGAACGCGCGTGAGCGCAGGATCTCAGATTTACTTTGCTACAAATGAGACATTAGTTATTAAAGCAGGGCAAACATCTGGATGGGTTCAATGTACTTGCCAGGAAATAGGGGATATCGGCAACGGATTAATGGCGGGAACCGTAACGACGATGGTTGATGTGGTACCGTATATTGCTGCAGTAATTAATACTACCACTTCGGAGGGCGGAGCAGATAGGGAAGATGATGAAACGCTGCGTACACGCGCGGAGGAGGCCCCGGAATCGTTCAGCACGGCTGGCCCGACAGGAGCCTATGAATATTTTGCCAAAGCAGCGTCATCCTTGATTAACCAGGCGAAAGCGGTTTCACCAGAGCCGGGGAGTGTAGATGTATATATTGTGGAGACGGGAGGAAGTTTGCCAGGGAAAGAATTGCAAAACACGGTTCTTGCTTATCTATCCGACGAGACCAGAAGACCGCTGACAGACAGGGTCGCAGTTAAGGTACCGGAAACAACAAGCTACAACATCAACATGACCTATTACCTGGGGAAAGGCGTTGATACAGAAACAATCCGCGGGAATGTGGAAAATGCAGTGACGAACTATATCGCTTGGCAAGATTCTAAAATGGGGAGGGATATTAACCCGGATAAGCTGATTCAGTTATGTCTGACAGCCGGTGCCAAACGAGTAGAAATAACATCACCAGTCTTTACCAAAATTAAAGATGGTAGCCGTGATGACACGTATATAATTGGCATCGCGAAAAATAACGGCAAAAATACGGTGAACTATGGAGGGGTAGAAGATGAATAATCTGGATGCCTTAGATTTAGCATTACTTCTCCCTTCATCGATTGCTGATGATGAAGAAGTGCAGGCCCTGGCAAAGGTGGTTACGCAAAAACTGCTGAATATTAACGATAGTATCAATACGCTGCTTTTGTGGAAAAACTTATCCAGGTATGATGATACTATTCTTCTGCATTTAGCCTGGGAATTACATACTGATCTGTATGATGAGGAGCTTTCTAAAGAGGTCAGAGAACAGTTAATACGCTCCAGTATCTTGTGGCATATGAAGAAGGGGACTTTGTACAGTGTTGAATCTGCATTACGAATGGTATTCAAAACCGGGGATATAGAAGAATGGTTTGAATATGGAGGGAACCCGTACCATTTCAAAGTTACCGGCTTGACCGAAGAGGTGCCGGACGAGAGTAAGATAATGCAATTAATTAATCTGATCCAGTTATCGAAAAATCTGCGAAGTTGGTGCGATTCAATCGAGTTTGAACGCCAAATAAACGGAGCCGTCTTTATCGGTGCGGCAGTTGTAGATGACGAAGATATCATTATTTCAAGTGATTTTAAAAATGAATTTAGATTTAAAAAAGATATCAGTATCGGGATAGCAATAATGAGCGACGCAGAGATTGATATCAATATGTCGATTGTGTAAAAGGAGAAAAATCATGGCTAATTGGCAGGGTTTCACACTAACAGAAAAAGGACTCCAATTGCAGGCAAAAATTAACGCAGGTTTGGCAACATTGCATTTCACAAAAATCAGTATTGGCAGTGGTAGTAGTAGTAGTAGTAGTAGTCTGACCGATCTGGTCAAACGAGAAAAGGATTTGACGATTGCGTCTTGCACTGTAGACGGATCTATCGTTAAGTTGGTATCTACATTAACTAACACAGGTATAACTAAACCGTTTAAAGAAAGAGAGCTCGGATTATTTGCTACTGATCGGGATGATGGAGAAATCATGTTTGCATACATGACGGATACTGATCCGGATACGATGCCGGCAGAGGGAAGTGCAACGGTTGTTTCTAAACGAATGACATTGAATCTGGCTTTCAGTAATACAGGGAACGTTTCGGCAGTTTTAGATAGCGGGCAACTGGTTACTTTTGCGGATATTAAAACGGCAACCAATGACTTGAAACTTAAAGATAATTCTGACAGTAAGATTGCATCCACATCGTGGGTACGGGGATTACTGAATCATTGGAAATCATTTAAAGTCTCACAAGTATCCGATTTTGCAGAAGGTATCATACAAAAACTGGCATTAACATCTGCTATTACGGCTATCAGCTCGCTGCAAACAAATTCATGGTTCGGTCAGCTGTTGAAAATGGTCTTGACTGCATCAGGTGTAAAATACCACATTGCAGATAACGGATATGTTTGCTTAGGCAGTTTTTTTGGTGGACTAATTATACAGTGGATAAAGTGTGATTTATCTAGAAGAGATTCCACCACGATAACACCACCGCTCAATATGAATACTTGCTTTTGCGGAACCGCTTCTGACGCAGGCATGGCACGTTATTCATTTGGCTTTGATCAAAATAGGATGACTTTATATGGCCCCAATAGTAGCTCAACTTTCTGCAATCTTATTATGGTTGGCAAAATCTGAACAGTGGGGAATTACGGAAGCGATTAACGGTAAATTTTATACATTTCCGATTGTTTTCAACTCGCGTCCGCGCGTTATTGTTTCTCATGACGGGTCAACAGCGCAAATAATACGAATTTACGATATTGGACCTGGCGGCTTTAACCACGAAAATATTTTCAAGGATGGTGCGCCCGCATCTGGTGCAGATTGCATGTTCATTGCGGTGGGCTATTAATTACTTCCGACGGCAATGAAAAAATTATTGTTACCCCACCCGTGATGTCCATTTGTGTCGGAGTCGCTCCAATCAAATCTATTCGGATAAAGGTTTTTTATTCTTACAATGTAAGGAGCGTCATCTTCAGCGTGTCTGGTTAGACTACACACATATACTTTAGACATTTGAATCGGAAACTGCTCCGTCCACGTGTCATAATCACCCTGACTCCGTGTAATTCCCCACTGTCTAATAACCCAAACTAATTACGTGAAAACTCAGAGCCGCTGCCGGCTTTTGATAAGTTTCTCCGTAGAAGTTGCACGAATTTTTCTCTAGCGCATAGTAAGAAATGTGCTCCTGGGTGTCTTGAGTATCTTGTATAGCCATGCTTATAGCCAACACCCGATTCGGATAATTTAACGGATAAACCCACGTAGAAAATCCGGAATCGTTTGTTGCGGTAACTCCCCATAAGCATTTCTCCGTCGCTATCGAGAATCTTAGGCGGATATTCTTCAGAAGCTTTCGCGTTTAAAAAATAATGCCCTGCGTAATTGGGGTCCCCCTCTTTCTCCTTATCTCCATCGCGGAGCGGTAAATCCAAGTCTTTTCCTTTTGTCCCGAGGATTTTCTTTGCCTCCTCGTCATTGATGAGATCTTTAATCTTTGACTTTAGACGGGAAACGGTTTTTGTATCGCTCTTTTTAATTAACAGACTTGCTGAATAGCGCATACGTTTACTGAGGTCTTCCTTCGGTGTCCAAATGTTGGCATAAGATAATCTAACTAAACCAGTTACAAATTTAATACTTTTCATGATAATTTTTTCCTTTCTTTTTATAAAAGACTTTCGTCAAAATCATTTTTAATATTGCAATCTAGAGCTTTGCGCTTGTCTTTTTCAGAAACCAGTGTCGGTTTTCCCGGCGGCTTTTCAATGACACCGGATAGCAGTTCGTTGAACATTTTCTTTCCGCAAAGTTTCTCGAGATCCGTAATGGACCGTAGTGCTTGAGGCTTGTAAATTACTTCTACGCCAAATCCTGCATTTAAGAGCTGATATGCGGCCAGTTCGCTATCAGTAATTTTTCTGGTACTTCGCCCTTCGACCAGTTTCATTCCCGGCCACTCATATCCGTCAAGGGCTTTCCCGAGAGCATATGCCTCCAGTCCATCGAGCCATGTTTTAATTCCTTTAGCCCGCAGCAAGATGTCTGAAATTTCAAAATCTTCGAGTTCCGGTGCTTGCAAATCCTCTTTAATGTTTTTCAATTCATAATCCGCATGCGCCCGGCAAGTATGTCTTGCTTTACAAAATCTGCAATGTGCGCCAGCACAGAATTCACCTTTACCGGCAAAAGCGATTTTTGCTTTCTGCTTGACCTCTTCGCCCCAAGCCAGTAAATCTTCTACGGAGATAGTTTCGGTAGAAATACTATCTAATCGAGGCTGCACAATCGTCATTCTGACTTCTTCAGCTCCGTAGAGGTATCCGTATGCGTCGAACATGCCGAGTGCGTACAACCGCATCTGACTGTTATTGACCGCGGATACAGGCACGCCTTTTCCATATTTCAAATCTATGATTTCGAGGAATTCGTCTGAAATAATGACCATATCTCCGGTCCCGAATCCTTCAGGTACCCAGTTTGAAAAATCAAGGCGTTGTTCTACTTTGATTTGCGAATCTTTCGAGATTTGCCGTGCGCCGTTTATTTTTTCAATACAGACATCTACATAACGCTGAACGGCTTCCTGCATTTCTACGTTTTCCGGATATTCTACCTGCGACGTTCCGTTTTTCAGGAAGCCCGTTAGCGTTTTTTCCGCCAGAGCATGCGCCTCCGTGCCTTCCTCTGCATATGGGCTTGTTGTATCTTCAAAATTTCTTTCAAGCCTTGCAGAAGGTGTACACATCAGCCACCGATGACTGGCAGAAGCACTTAACACTGCATGAGCCATCAGATTTGCACCATTGCTTTAAATTCAGGCAAATCGGCAGGCTTTAATTCTGTAACTTTCGCAACACCTTTTGTATTTAGAAATTTTTTTATGTTTTCTTTACCGTCCGATACTTTATGTATGTAATCGGCGCAGAGACTTCTTAATTCTGTTTTTTGATCATCTGTTAATTCTTCAGGCTTGGGGTCTTCTTTTACGGCTTTAGTTTCTTCCTTTACGGTTTTAGTTTCTTCTTCCACTACCTTCTCCGGCACTTCCTGTTTTACCGGCGTTTCTTTTTTCTTTGCCTTTGCCGTGGTATCTTCTTTTTGTTTTTCATCATTCAGGAATTCTTTCATCTGTTTTTTCAAATCTGCTATACTCGTTGCTTCCATTTCAATTTTGACCATTTTATTCTCTCCTTCAGCTGTGATATAATTTAATAAAGGCTTTTTGCTTTTGCCGTCCTACTGTTCCAGCAGTGGGCGGCTTTTTACTTGTCCGCACAATCAATTGACACCACCTCCTTTCGTTACAACGCTTCCATTAAAAGCCTGATTTCTTTTCCTACAAGCAAACGTTTTGTAAAATTCTCTTGTTCTCTGAAATCTTCCAGATAGATAGCGACCATTTCTTCATAGACGCGCTGTCTTGACGTCGGGAATATATCGCTGTCATCTTTATAATCTCTTAAAATCGTCAAAGGCTCCCCGTCGCTATAATTAATGTATCCGTACATTTTTAATCTGTACTTTGTCGATCGAATCAGTTGGTCATTCCAGCCGAGAGCTGCCCGTAGTTCAGGATTTGTCATATCCGGATTATCTTTCAAAAGCAGGTACATCTTCTTAATGTTAGTCATGATCTTTTTATATAAACCTCCTTATACCGTCTCCCGAATTGAATAGCGTCTTCATAATCTTCCATAAAAATATCTATGCAGTTATCTATCCCGCAGCGGTCATTGACTACATACTCCCTGCCGTCGATAACAACGACTGTACCGAAAGGAAGGAAGTTACACGCTACCCCTCCGACGCGGACTGTTTCGCCTGTTGCGGTGATAGTTCCGCAATCGTACGGTGTATAAGCCGAACATTCTGCGGTAATCCATTCCGCTTGTGCAGGCAAGATACTTGACACGCTGAGTAGAAATGCTAATAACAGTTTTCTCCTCATTACTTCAACTCCTTTACGTGGATGATAATTTCCTCTCCCGGTTGTAGACTGCCGGGATCAGATATGTTATTTTCTTTCATCGTGCTGTACACCAGTTCCTGTAGATTATCTTTGTCGCTTGCCACTTTGGCACAAACGTCCCAAAGCGTATCTCCGGCTGCAATTTCTTTTCTGTACTCGACAAGCTTGTCATCGGTTGAACTTGCCACTACGCCTATCGACAAAGTAATAAGAACCGCTACTGCCGTTACCTGCACTTTATTCATGCCATTCTCCTTTTCTTAATGACAATATCTGCAACTTGTGAGCTATGTGTTTTCATTCCGATTCTTAACTTGGCGCGGTTCGTTGCCCATTCCTCTAATGCCCGGTAAGTAGATATCTTCTTGCTTCCTACGGAAAACACAGGGAATGTAGGGTCGTTTTCTGCATAATCCCGCACTTGCTTTGTTCCGATATGCAGTATTTCTGCTATTTCATCCGGAACAAGTCCAATCTTTTCCATTTGTTCTCACCTCTTTTGCTTTTTAAGCGGTTAATCCTGCGCAGAGTAAACGGAACACCTCTCGGCCTTTGGGGGTAATCAATACCTGCACGCCGCTCCACCTTGTTTTATCGTTGAAACATTCTTTGATTTCGAAAAGGCCGTCTCCTTTGCCTGCATACGGCATGAGTTTTCCTTTTAAATCCCGATAGAGATATTTTTTATTGATGAGAAATTGAACGAAAACATTCTGCTTTACGTGGAGTTGTTTTGCTGTCTCCCGTATATTGGTTAGCAGGTTTCTGTCGACAAGCTCGTCGAAGTAATCTGCCTTCGGACGCATGATGGTGTTGGAGACCGAAAGTTTGCTGTTTGTGACTTCCAGATCCTGAATCCGGAGTTGCTGTTGTTCGATGGTGCGTTTCCCAATCAGCAGAGCCTTTGCCATGATTTCCTCATCAGACATTTCCTTTGCCCCAGAGATATATCCGCCGGTCTTCCGGATTGCCGGAATGACTTCATCAGCAAGTAAGGCTTGAAACTTTTGCGCCGTCTCGTTACTTGCTTTAAATCCCAAACGGTAGACTATGTTTTCCGGAAGAAAATTATCTTTCGCAACATCTTGCGAAAGCCCAAACTCACGAAGATACTGGTTAATTGTTCTCCATCGCACGTATTCAATTCCGTTCTTACTCTCTGTAAATCCGAATCCTCTCGCCACATCTTCAGCATTTAAATAAGCCGTTCCGTTTGCCGGGTCTAAATAACCCCGTACATTTTCAATCGTCATTAAACTGTTCATTTTGCTACCCCTCTTTCTGTATTTGCACGGTTTTCCGTGCTTTCCGTGTAAAAAAAATACGCATGATTTCATCTCCCGACAACTCATACTCCCGTACCACGGCATCGATTTCATCTTGTTTAAATGCCGTTTTACCAGAAAGACGATCATATAATGCAGTGACCCCTATTCCGAGAAAATCTGCAAAATTTTGGTTTGACCAGAATCGTTCTTTTATGAAGCCGCGAAGGTACGCATAGTCATACTCCATCATCAAAGTTCACACCTCCTTTTTTATATTTTGCACGGTTTTCCGTGCTTATGGGGATATCATAGCACGCACAGATTTCCGTATCAACGATTTTCCGTACTAATTTATTACTGGGCGTTGATTTTATTCGGATTTCCGAGTATTATACAGATAAAGGGGTGGTGAAGATGAGAGATATTCTTATAGAAAGAATGAAATCAACAATGGAGAAACTAGATATTTCTGCGGCAGAAATATCTAGACGAACAGGAATAAGATCTTCATCTATTTCTGACTATTTAACCGGTAAGTATGCTCCAAAACAAGATAAAATAGATCTTATAGCCGAAGCTCTCGGCGTTTCTCCGGCTTGGCTTATGGGCTGGGAAGATGAAAGCGGGCTTAAAACACCTTTACAGGTTATCGATTCAAATACTGATGAAGAAGAGTTGCCCGTATTAGACGATCCGGGAATTCGAGCTTTAGCGCGAAAAGATAGCTTTAAAAGTAACCCTAAAAGGGTGAAAAAGCTAAAAGGTCTCATTAAATTTATGCTTGAGAATGACGGAGATGATTAATTGCACGCCTCTACAACGAAACCAAGATATTCCCTTATTATTTATTGGATAAAGCGGCTTTTTCAATCAAATAGCATTAATACATTCCCATTTCAAGTCAGACAACTTTTAAAAAACTACGACGTCAAAATTTTTAAATATTCGACTTTAGCTGACAACTTTAATTGCACCGTTGACAACATTGTCGATATCATCGGCTCAGAAGATGGTGAAACATTTTATCTTCCTGAGAACGAATTATATATGGTAACTTACAACGATGCGTGCCTATCTACAGAAAGACGCAGGTGGACATTGGCTCACGAGCTAGGGCATATCGTTCTTCAACATTTTCAATTATTTCCCTATTCTGCATCCGCAATGGGTGCAGGATTAGTCCAACTCTCTGCATCTGAAAGTCGCTTATTTGAAAGAGAGGCCGACTTTTTTGCGAGTGAACTTCTATGTTCCCCCGCACTTTTATGCCAAATACCGAGTTTATCTTCCGCTGAGGTATCCAATATATTTGGCGTTTCAAATGAAGCCGCTACATACGCGCTTGAAAAAGTCGAAAAGAATCAGGAATATTACAAGGACAGAGTTAATTTTTATAGCAATCAATTTCACGACTTTATTCAAGGTAGATATTGTATGAAATGCCATCACACATTTACCATTAAAAAAAGTAAATATTGTCCTGTGTGCGGATCGAATAAGCTGGTTTGGAATAATAGAAATTTGATAATTTTTGATTTTTTAGAAAGGCCAATAGTGGAAGGAGAGTTAGCTGTCGATATGAAATATCGTAGTTATCCGGAACAAGAAAACGGAAAGACGGAGAAATGCTTTAGCTGTGATAATGAAGAAATTGGAGACACCGATTACTGTATTATGTGCGGACTTGAAACACAAAATAAATGCTCCAGCTATTCATGCGGTGAAATACTCCCCCTAAACGCAAGATACTGCCCACATTGCGGTGAAAAATCGGATTATTACCGTTTGGAACTTCTCCCTTCGTGGGAGGATGAATATAAGGAAATCAAGTCGGAACTGGATTCAGCGACACAATTCGCTGACTGGACCGAAGAGATTCCGTTTTAATATCTTATTTCAGACAATATAAAAATCCCGTCATTCTGTTGCCGCAGAATGACGGGAAAACGTAATACCCACGCAAGGGCTGATTACTCTATTATTATAACATAAACAGCCCTTATTTTTGAAAGGAGCTGTTTTATTATGCCCAAAAGAAAAGACGGACGATACGAAGTCACTATTCAAATTAATGGTAAACGGAAGCACTTTTTAGGCCGCACGCTAAAAGAAGCAAAAGACAAAAGAGAGCAATATATAGAAATGCAAGAAAAATGCCCTCTTGCTGAAAAAAAGATATTACTCAAAGAATGGATGAGCGCATGGCTTGAATCGATAAAAAATAATATCTCACCGGTGACACATACAAATTATTACTACACAATCAAAAAATACATTACAGAGGCGCCAATTGGAAACATATTGCTTGTTGACCTTACGCCGGCGATGTTTCGCACCTATTTCGCCGATTTATTGACGGAAAAATCTCCGCGGACTGTTAATAACTTACACACGATCCTACACGCAGGACTAAAACAGGCTGCAGAAGACGGCGCAATTACGGTTTCCCCACTGACGAATATCAAGCATGCTAAAATGCCGAGAAAAGAGCTAAAAACACTCACTAATAATCAGATACGGCAGATGATAGAATTACTGCCAGAAGAGTGGATGAAATGCTATTTCCGGATTGCTGCCTACACAGGGCTTCGAATGGGCGAGATATCCGGACTGGATTATAAAAGAAGTTTTGATTTCAAAAAAAGCACTTTGACTGTTCTTCAATCTATCGTCAAAGTCGGGAAGGAAGAAAAAATATCAACGGATCTAAAAACAAAATCAAGCAGGCGGACAATATCCGTCGATAAGAACACTATGGAAATGATTCACGCACAAATATCGCGGACTTTGCAAAAGAAGTTGTCAACTCCTCATTTCAAAGACAACGGACTACTTTTCTGTCGTGATGACGGTTCACCGGTTAGAAGAAATCACATAGAAAAGATATCAAGGCGTGTATTTAAGCTAATGGAGTTGCCAGAGATGACTTTTCATAGTATCCGCCATACGCACGCTACCATGCTATTAAAATCAGGTGTTCATCATAAAATTGTCCAATACCGTTTAGGACACAGCTCTTTCCAAGTCACAATGGATATTTATTCCCATGTAACCCCTGAAATTGAGTCCGAGGTTATCCATGTTTTAGACCGGATTATCTGACGACACTTTTGACGACACTTTGTATTTTTTTATACCGTTTTATGCCAAATTAAGCCTATAGTTTGTCAGGTTTTATCGTATTTCTTGAATCATACCTATAATTGGAAATCATGTTGCCGGCGAATACCGGCACGGGGGTTCGAATCCCCCTCTCTCCGCCACGAAGTCAGAGCCTGTCAAGTAAGACGGGCTTTTTTATTGAAAAAAATGGAATATTTAAAGATGTAAAAAGTTGTTTTTGCCCCCACTTTGATGACACTTTGTTCCGGTGCGCAAGAAAATTTGATTGTATGGGCTTTTTATTGAAATATGGCAATATATCATTTGTCCTGCAGGCGATTTTAATATTGATTCCGTATAAGGAAGCAAAGAAAACATTTACAATGCCTTCCCTGTAAACTATAATTGGAAATAAGAAAAACATTTGAAATATTACTTTGGGAGAGCAATCAT